GATGGTGGAACGGCATCAAACTCTTTACATACATTTGTATCAGCTTCATCAAACGCTGTGAAGCATGAACCACAATCAGTTCATACTTATGTATCTTCTTCAAATGGAGCCATTAAACACTTACCTCAATCAACTCATACATTTGTAAGAGTAAATGAGGATTCGGTAAGTACTTTACCAATTCTAACTAAAAACATTGAAGGTTTAGTCAAAAGAAGTGATGCAACTCAATTCACTTCTTCATTAAGTGGTTCTGGAAATCTTATATCTAAATTATCATCTTCATTTGAAACTGTATTAGATATTATAGAATTTGGAACTGGTTCTACTCCATCAACAGCAACTTATGACCCTGCCGATGGTGATTTTGTAATGACTATTCCAAATCACAAATTTAGAAAAGCAGATAGTATTTATCTAAAACCAGAATCATTTGTATTCACTTGTGAAATGGATGATAACAAAACTGAACACAAATTACCTTCAGTTGGACAACCTGCTTACAATAGTAAATTAAGAATTAAATCGGTAACCGATAATACTGTAACTGTAAACGTTGGTAAATCAGGTCCAAATTTACATTTTAATCCTACTAACGCAACTTATGACCCTGCTACTGGTGATTTTGTAATCACAACTGGTACTCATAATTTAAGTGTTGGTGAAGGAATTATATTAGATATTGAATCATTTGCATTCACTTGTGATATGGATGATGACCAATCAGTTAAATCTTACCCTCGATTGGGTATAGACCCTTACGCTGGTCGTTCAATGATTATAACTGATGTTACCGATACTACAATGACTGTAAATGTTGGTATCTCAGGCCCGAACAAATACTTTACTCCATCAGATGTTAATTATAATGCATTGACTGGAGAAATGGTATTGACAGTAGGTCAACATGGATTGGGTGTAAGTAGAAGTGTAGTATTAGAAAATGAATCATTTGCGTTCACTTGTGACCAAGATGGTGATTCTACAACTCACTCTTATCCAAGAAGTGGTTCAGACCCATATGCAGAACAATCAATAAAAATTATTTCAGTTGGAACTACATCACATACTCCAACAAATGCACCATACAATCCAACAACTGGTATCGTAACACTCACAATCGCTAATCACGGATTCTCTAATAATGATTATATAAAAGTTGATGATGGTGCATTAACTTATACTTGTGTTTTAGATGGGAACACAACTCAGAAATCTTATCCAAGAACTGGAATAGATTATCCATCTGGAAGATGGTTACAAATTTCAAATGTAACAACTAATACATTTGAAATTAATATAGGTTCATCTTCTTACACTGGAGCACATACATTTGTATCTGCTACAACTAATGGAATAAAAAGACAAGATGGTACATTTACAATTAATGTAGGTGATGGTGGAAGTGCGTCTGGTTCAATACATACTTTTGTATCTGCATCAACAAATGCAGTTAAACATGAACCACAATCACTTCACACATTTGTATCAGCATCTAGAGAAGCAGTTAAACATTTACCACAATCAGTTCATACTTTTGTTAGAACTATTGATGATTCAGTAACTGTGATTCCACCAAAAGTAGAAAATACTGAAGAAGCAATAGCAGTAACAACGGAAACTCAGTTTACTACATCATCTATTTCAGCATCAGCTGCAGATATTTCTTTCATCTCAGAATCATTTGAGATTGTAACTAGAATTATAGAATTTGGTAGTGGTTCTTATGAATCATCATCATTATATGGAAGTGAAGTAACCGCATCATCAACTGTTGCGGCTTATAACTTATTAAAATCAAATATTGATTTCATAAAAGAAGAAACAATCGCTTATTTATCATCTTCTTGGTCAGCAGCTGATTACAACGAAACAAGTTGTAGTAGAGATATTGCTGGTATTGTTAGTGGTGCAGCTGAAGATTTAATTCACAATGTTTACTCAGCATCTGTATTTAATGGTAAGTTCTACTTAGAATATCCATCTCAAGCACAAGGTTCACAATTGAACCAAACGTTGGATGGAATTAGATACGCAAGTAGAGTAGCACAAAAAGTGGCATCAAATGTAACATTCTCAAATCCAGTTCAAGATAGATTGGATACACAAACAATTATAAACAATAATAAAGAGTTTATTAAAGAAGAGGGAATAGCATTCCTATCAGCTTCTTGGAGTGATTTTGATTATCCAGAAGAAACTTGTAAAAGAGATATTGTACACATCTTAGATGCATCAATTACTGATATTGTTTATGGTGGTAACGAAAGAACAATTAACGCAGGTGTATTCTATTGGAAGTATCCTTCAGAAGCAACTGGTTCTCAATTGTTCCCAACTTTAGATGGTATTGAATATGCTGGTGAAGTTGCACAAAAAGTAGTTAGTGGAGCAGTATTTACACCACCAACTTCTGAAAAAGTAAATGCTTATAACTTAGTATTAGAAAATAGAGATTTAATTCAAAATGAAGTAATCGAATATGTTTCATCTTCTTGGAACGCAGCTGATTACGATGATGTTAAATGTAAGAGAGATACTGGATACATCATAGATGCAGCTATTACTGATTTACTATATGGTGGAAATGAAAGAAGTATAATCGCTGGTGATTTCTACTACAAATATCCATCACAAGCACAAGGTTCACAATTAGACCAAACTGTTGATGGTATAGTTCATGCTCAAAGATTATCTGATAAGGTAATGAGTAACACTATTTTAGTAAATCCATCAGTAGAGAGAGAAGGATTATATCAAACAATAGAACAAAATAGAGAATTAGTTCAAGCTGAAGTAATTGCTTACATCTCATCTTCTTGGGTTGGATTCGATTATGATGAAGCTAAATGTAGTAGAGATGTTGGACATATCTTAGATGCAGTTTCAACTGACTTGAGATATGGAGGAAATGAAAGAAGTGTTATCGCTGGTGAGTACTATTACTTATATCCATCAGAAGCAACAAGTGTTCAAAAAACACAAACAATCGATGGTATCGTACATGCAGCTAACTTAGTTCAAAAACTTATTCAGAATGTTGTATTAGTACAACCTTCAGCAACTAAATTAAGTATTTGGAATACAATTAGAGATAATAGAACTTTAATTCAAAAAGAAGTAACTGAATATATTGATTATGCATATCCATTCTTTACATACAATAGAGAAAAATGTAGAAGAGATGTTGGACATATCTTAGATGGTGTTGCAACTGATTTCTTATGGGGTGGTAATCAAAGAAGTATTAAAGGTGGAGAATTCTACTACCTATTCCCATCTGAAGCAACTACTGTACAAAAAGATGAAACTATTGATGGAATTATGTACGCTAAGAATTTACTTAGAGATATAATTACACAACAAACATTATTATCTCCATCAACGGTATCTAATACCGATGGAAATATCAAAGTAACATCTTTTGAAGCTGTAACATCTTCAATCGCATTAAGTGGTTCATATCAAACTGAAGTTAGTGAATCATATGATATTGTAACTGGAATTATAAAAACAGGTATTGAATCATTCACACCTAAAACAGCAACTTATGACCCTGCAAATGGTGATTTTGTAATGACTGTACCTAAGCATAATTTATATAGTGGTGATAGTATCTATCTGAAACCTGAATCATTTGTATTCACTTGTGATATGGATGGTAATAGAACTGAGCACAAACTTCCATCAATTGGACAACCTGCTTACGATAATAGATTAACAATTAAATCAACAACATCAGATACTATAACTGTAAATGTTGGTAAATCAGGTCCAAATGTAGAATACAATCCAACAACTGCATCATATGACCCAGCAACTGGGGAATTTGTTGTAACTGTGGCAAGTCATAGTTTAAGTGTTGGAGAGGGTGTGGTAATGTCAGCTGAATCATTCGCATTTACTTGTGATATGGATAATGACCAATCAGTTAAATCATATCCAAGAGTAGGAATCGACCCATATTCAGTACGTTCACTTCCTCTTACGGATGTAACTGATACTACAATGACATTTAATGTAGGGGCATCAGGTCCGAATAAATATTTCACACCTGTATCTGCTTCATACAACGCTCTAAGTGGAGATATGACTCTTACTGTTTCTGAATCATTCGGATTGGGTGTTGGTAGAAGTGTAGTGTTAGAAAACGAATCTATCGCATTTACTTGTGATATGGATAGTAACGCAACTACTCACTCTTACCCAAGAAGTGGTTCAGACCCATACGCAGAACAATCAATAAAAATTACTTCAGTTGGTACAACTTCTCATAGTGTAACTGATGCACCATATGATTCGGCAACTGGTGATGTAACTATTACAATAGCTAATCACAATTTCAATAATGGAGATTACATCAAATTAGATGATAACTCTCTAACTTATACTTGTGTATTAGATAATAATACAACTACAAAATCTTACCCAAGACCTAATTACGATTATCCAAGTGGAAGATGGTTAGAAATTTCTAATGTAACAACTAACACATTCGATATCAATATAGGTTCTTCACCATATGTAGGTTCACATACATTTGTATCAGCAACTACTAATGGATTGAAGAGACAAGATGGAACATTTACAATTAATGTTGGTGATGGTGGAAGTGCAAGTGGTTCAATTCATACATTTGTATCTGCATCTAATAGAGCAGTTAAGCATGAACCTCAATCAGTTCATACTTTCGTATCAGCTTCGAATGGGGCATTAAAACATTTACCTCAATCAGCTCATACATTTATTAGAACTGATAGAGATTCAGTAAGTACATTACCTATATTAACTGAAAACATTGAAGGGTTAATTAAAATTAATGATACAACTCAATTTACTTCTTCTTTAAGTGGTAGTGGAGTTGAATCAGCTTATGTAACTAGAAGTGTAGGATTTATTAATGATATTATCAGATTAGGAACCGATGATATTCCTTTCGCATTAGCTAAATGGTTTGATGATACATTGGATGCTCCACAACAACTAACAACTGGTTCTTATGTAACTGCTAGTGGTACTTTTGTAACTGATACTGAATTTGGTATTGTAAGTTCTTCATTTGGTCAAATTATCAATATCATTGAAAATGGTGTTGGTACATTTACACCAACAACTGCGGCTTATAATCCTCTTAACGGAAACTTTATAGTTACTATTCCAAATCATACCTTAGATGTTGGAGAAGAAATTTATATAAGACCTGAATCATTCGTATTCACTTGTGATATGGATGGAAATAAAACTGAACATAAACTCCCATCAGTTGGCCAACCTGCTTATACTAATAAATTAGAGATAATATCAAAAACTGATGATACTATAACTGTAAATGTAGGAGCATCGGGTCCTAATGTTGAATGGACTCCATCTAACGCAACTTATAACCCAGCAACTGGTGATTTCGTAATCACAACTGGAACTCACACATTAAGTGTTGGGGAGGGTATCGTATTAGATACTGGTTCATTTGCATTTACTTGTGATATGGATAATGACCAATCTACTAAATCATATCCGAGATTAGGAATAGACCCTTACGCTGGTCGTTCAATGAAACTTACTTCGGTAACTGATACTACAATGACTGTAAATGTAGGAGTATCGGGTCCGAATAAATACTTTACACCTGTATCTGCATCTTATAACGCATTAAGTGGTGATATGACTTTAACTGTTTCTGAATCATTTGGTTTAGGAGTTGGTAGAAGTGTGGTATTGGAAAATGAATCATTTGCATTTACTTGTGACCAAGATTCAGATGCTACAACCCATTCTTATCCACGATTAGGTTCAGACCCATATGCAGAACAATCAATAGTAATTACTTCAGTTGGTAAAACTCAACATACACCAACCGATGCTCCATATAACTCATTAACTGGTGATGTTATTATTACAATAGCTAATCATAATTTTACTAATGGTGATTATATTAAGATTTCTGATAACGGATTATCTTATACTTGTATATTGGATGGAAATAAAGTTAAAAAATCTTATCCAAGACCTAACTATGATTATCCATCTGGAAGATGGTTACCAATTTCTGATGTAACTACAAATACATTTAAAATTAATATTGGTGCTTCATCTTATGTTGGTGAACACACATTCGTATCAGCAGAACAAAATAGTATTGAAAGACAAACTGGTACATTTACAATTAATGTAGGAAATGCTGGAAGTGCTTCTGGTTCGTTACATACATTTGTATCAGCTTCAGCAAACGCTGTTAAGCATGAACCTCAATCGGTACACACATTTGTATCTGCATCTAAAGCAGCGGTTAAACACTTACCTCAATCAGTTCATAAATTTGTTAGAACTGATAAAAATTCAATAAGTGTTTTACCAGCGATTGTAAATAATACTGAAAGCAATATTAAAGTAACTAATACAAATCAATTTACTTCTTCTATTGTTGGTTCTATAACTGAAGTTAACAAAGTAAAATCATCAATTGGTATAATTGAAGATATATTACAAAATGGTACTTCTGTTAAACCAACTGTTGTTAAGAATAACTCTGATAAAAATAACTTAATTAAAGTTACTGATGCAGTTCAAATAACATCAGAATCATTTGGAGATAGATTACAACAAAGATTGATTTCATCATCAATCGCAATTGTAACTACAATTGTTGAAAATGGAACTGGTTCATTACCAACTGTTGTTGAGTATGGAACACCATCCGATTCACCAAAAACATTAGCAGCTTACAACTTACTAAAAGATAACATTGAATTTATTCAAAGTGAAAGTATCGCTTACTTATCATCTTCTTGGTCAACTGCATCTTACAATGAAACGAGTTGTAGTAGAGATATTGGGGCAATTATAAGTGGAGCAGCTGAAGATATGTTGTATAACGCAAACTCTTCATCTATATTCAATGGTAAGTTCTACTATGATTTCCCATCTAAAGCACAGGGTGCACAATTACAACAAACATTAGATGGTATTAACTACGCTGGTAGATTAGCAGAAAGTATAGTAAGAGGATACACATTCCAGACTGCATCCGCATTAGTTAGTGGTTCTTATGAGTTAATTAGAAACAATAGAGAATTTATTGAAAATGAAACAATTGAATTCTTATCATCTTCTTGGGATGGATTTACTTATAATGAAATAACTTGTAAAAGAGATATTACTCATATTATAGATGCAGTATCAACTGACCTTCTTTATGGTGGAAATGAAAGAAGTGTAAATGCTGGAGATTACTATTATAGATATCCATCAGCAGCAATAATTGGTGGTGTACCAAATGAGAATAAACAAAAAGACCCAACTGTAACTGCAGTAGATTTCGTACAAGGATTTGTATCAGAAATTGTAAGTGGAGCAATATTCCAAACTGCATCAAATGAAGTTGATTATGTTTATGATACAATCAGAGAAAATAGAGAATTCTTACAAGCTGAAACTGTAGCATTCGTAAACGCTAAATATCCAAACTTTGAATACAATGAATTAAGTTGTAGTAGAGATACTGGATTTATTATTGATGCTGTTGCTACTGATTTAAGATATGGTGGAAACCAAAGAGCATTAACCGCTGGTGAATTCTATTATAGATTCCCATCTGAAGCAACTGATAACCAATTAGATGAAACAACTGATGCATTAATCTATACTAAAGATTTAATTCAAAAATTAGTTAACAAAGAAACATTATTTATTCCAACTGGAAGTTTGAATACCGATAATGGAATTAAAGTAACTTCATTCTCACCAGCAACTGGAGGTGATATAACTGATATTACAATTCTTAACACAATTTCATCTTCATTCGCAATTGTATCAGATGCAATCTCAAATGGAACAGGTTCAACACCAACTTCATCTAATTATGGGGCAGTTTCTACTGATTCAGATATCCTAACTACTTATGGATTGATTACTGAAAGTGTAACATTTATACAAAATGAAGTTGTGGAATATATTTCTTCTTCTTGGGTAGGATTTGATTATGATGATGTTAAGTGTAGAAGAGATGTTGGATTTATAGTAAATGGTGTAGCAGAAGATTTAAGATACGGAATTGTATCAGCATCTTCGGTAAATGCTAGATTCTATTACCAATTCCCATCTGAAGCTAATGGAACTGGTTCTCAAGCTCAACAAACTATTGATGGTATCAATTACGCAGCACAATTAACTGAACAAATCGTTAAAGGTGTAACATTTGATTTCCCATCAACTCAAATATCAGCATCAGTTGAATTAATTAGAAATAATAGAGAGTTTATTCAATCTGAATCAATTTCTTACCTAAGTTCTTCTTGGGAAGGGTTTGATTATGTAGAATCAACTTGTATGAGAGATGTTGGACATATTTTAGATGCAGTATCTACTGATTTACTTTATGGTGGTAACCAAAGAAGTAAAATTGCAGGAGAATACTACTACAAATATCCTTCATCAGCAACATCAACTCAATTAGAACCAACTACAACGGGTATTAAGTACGCGGGTGATGTGGCAAGTAAATTAGTACAAAACGAAATATTCGTAACGGCATCGGCTGAAAGATTAGCTGGTAATAAAGTTCTTTTAGATAACAAAGAATTTATCCAAAATGAAGTAATATCATATATTTCTTCTTCTTGGAGTACATTTGATTACAATGAAGATAAATGTAAGAGAGATACTGGTTATATCTTAAATGGTGTAGCAACTGATTTCTTATATGGTGGAAATGAAAGAGGTAGAGTAAATGGTGAGTACTATTACTTATATCCATCGGATGCAACTGTTAATTTCCAAAGTAATCCAAATGGACAATTGAATCAAACAATTGATGGTATCAATTACTCAGCAAGATTGGCTGAAAAAGTGTTAGAAAACATAACATTTGTTACCGCATCTGCTGAAGTATCTGCATCAGCTGAATTATTAAGAAACAATAGAAGTTTTGTACAAAACGAAACAATTGAGTTTATCTCATCTTCTTGGAGTAATGTAAAATATAATGAAGATAAGTGTAGAAGAGATACTGGATATATTATAGATGCAGCTGTAACTGATTTAGTATATGGTGGTAATGAAAGAAGTATTAATGCAGGATTGTACTATTGGAGATATCCTTCAAGAGCAACAAACGCTGGAACACCTTCAGAGCAAAATCAATTAGACCCGACTGTTGATGGAATCAGATTCGCAAATGGAACTTCACAAAATGTAGTTCAGAATCTACCATACACAACTCCATCGGCTGAAATTACAAATGGTGTTCAGTTATTAAGAGATAATACAACATTTATACAAAAAGAAACAATCGCTTATCTAAGTTCATCTTGGAGTGAGTTTGAATACAACGAAGTTAGTTGTAGTAGAGATTTAGGATACATCATAGATGCAGTAGCAACTGATTTAACATATGGTGGTAATGAAAGAGCAGTACAAGCAGGTACATTCTACTACTACATTCCTTCAATCGCTACAACGGAGCAAAAACCACAAACAACTGATGGTATTGATTTCTCTAAAGGGTTAGCTGAGAAGATAATCAAACAACAACAATTAGTATTCCCAGCATTTTTAAATAATAATGGGGCTACCGCTCTTAGAAACGCTAAGAAAGTATTACAAGGTAAAGCAATATCGTACACAAACGCTGCTTTCCCTAACTTTATATACAATGAAGAAAAATGTTATAGAGATACTGGTTTCATCTTAGATGCTATCGCAACTGATATCATTTATGGTGGTAACGAAAGAAGTATTAGAGCAGCTGAATCGTATTACAATGGTATATACGGAAGTGCGGCTGTGGTTATAAACGAACAAAAGAAAGAAACTGCAGAAACTAATAGATATTTAAGAACTCAATTCCAATTTGTTGCTAGACAGGCACCAGTTGAAGAGTTTGGTTCTTTAATTATTACAACTGGGCATGATTTCTCTTACGCTGGTGCTGGGGTAACTTATAAAGCATTACCTCCTAACCAAGGTGGTGATGGTGTACCTGATCCTGATAAGGAAATTACTGAAATAGGTGGAGGTAGAGTATTCTTCACATCAGGTAACGAACTTGGTGACTTTAGAATTGGTGGGGGTCTTGTTATTAAACAAGCTTCTGGTACATTAGAAGGTAGAACATTCTCTAAATCACTATTCTCACTTGTAACACCATTCTCATTAGCACTGCAAGATTAAGGATAAAAAAGAAAACAAATATTTATATAGGATATGGCAGAAGAATTAATACCACTAAATGCATTTAAATCCGTACTTACCACTTTGACAGGTGATGATGATGTAGTTTATTCAGCTCCAAAAGGAGTTTCTACTATCTTATTATCAGCTCAGATAACAAATACGGGTGAAGCAAACGAGCCCGTTACTATTAGTATAACAAGTAATAGGGAATTACCAGTACCTCAAGTAGATTCAATAATTAATTCAGGTAGTTTTTTAAGTGCATCTGCACTTATAGAAAAAAACCAAACTTTTATTGAAAAAGAATCTGCTGCGTATATTAATTTTCAAAATAATTTAACACAAATTCCATTTAGTTTTACATCTTCCTTTTTTGAAGGATATGTTAAAACTGCTTTGGATGGTGTTGAGGCAGATTTAATAGCAGGAGGGACATTACAATCTAAAAAAGCAGCTCTTTCTTATTATAATAAGAATGGGGAAATTTTGATTCCTAATGATTATTTCACTTCATCATATCAATCAATAGATTATGCCACTAAATTAGTAGAACAAATACTTATTAATGAATCGGTAACAGGTTCATCGGCTGTATCTAGATTATATCAAGATTCGGTAACACAATCCATAGATAATACATTTGTATCAGAAACAGGTTCAATATCAGCATCAGTTGATTTATTGGATGCTATATCCGATACGATATCAACTCCAACGAGAGTTTTACAAGAACCAGTTGATTTAATTACAAATGTAATTATACCAGCTGGAGATTCATTATCACCGATTGTGGCAGGTAAGTTAGTATTAGAACAACAATTTTCATTAATTGTATCAGGTTCTACAAATTTAACTGTAATATTATCGATTCTTGAAAGTGCAAACGAATAATTATATACTAAGACTAATAATAAATGAGCCAATTATTAAGCGGAAAGGTTAAAGTAGTAAGACCATCCGATGTTTCGGAGGATAGGTACGAATATCTACGATTAAATGAAGCAGAACCAAACTTGGGTGTTCCTGAGAGTGGTTCACTTTCATCTGGGTCTATTGCGCTTGTTGCTTCCGATGCTGATGGTAATCGTTTATTTGTTACAACACTTCAATTAGAGCAAGTTACTGGTTCTTTTAGTGGTTCATTTGCTGGAGATGGTTCTCAATTAAATAACCTTCCAGAAGCAGTAAGATTAATATCAGGTTCTGCATCCGCATCAATTTCACCTAATACTGGGTTTTTAGTAAACGTATCATCATCATTTGGTGGAGATATGGATGTTACTGGTGATGTAAGAGTTACTGGTGATTTAATTGTTGATAATAGAATAGTAGCAAGAGAACTTATTGTTGAAATAATTTCATCTTCAATTATATTCTCATCTGGTTCAAACCGATTTGGTGAATTATCAACTGATAAGCAAGAATTTACAGGTTCGGTAGAAGTAACTGGTTCATTAGATGTATTTGGAGATACTACTATAAGTGGTTCTACATTTGTTAGTGGGAATGTACAACTAACTTCAGGTTCAGCATTTAGTGGTAGTGGTGAAAACTTATTCAACATTCCAAAATCAGCACTTACTGATGATGCACTACTCTCAAACTTAATAACAACAGGTTCAGTAACCGCATCTGTATCACCTGATGGTGTATTTAAAGTATTCGGAACTGGTTCAGTAACAACTGAATTAAGTGGTTCTTTATTTGTAAGTGGAAATGTACAATTAATATCAGGTTCTGCTTTTAGTGGTAGTGGTGAGAACTTATTTAATATACCAAAATCGGCATTAACCGATGATGCATTACTTTCAAACTTAATAACAACAGGTTCAGTAACGGCTTCCGTTTCTCAAGATGGATTCTTCAGAGTATTCGGAACGGGTTCAGTAACAACTGAGTTAAGTGGTTCGTTATTAGTTAGTGGAAATGTTAATCTTAATAGTGGTTCATCATTTAGTGGTAGTGGTGAAAACTTATTCAATATACCTCGTTCAGCACTTACTGAAGATGCATTAGAAACGAATTTAATTATTAGTGGAGCAGTAACTGCTTCAGTATCACCTGATACTGGTTTTGTAGTAAACTCATTAGATAGTGGTTCTACATTTACTGGTTCAGTATTTCTAAGTAGTGGTTCATTCTTTAGTGGTAGTGGTGAAAACTTATTTAATATACCTTTATCAGCATTAGCTGAAGAAGTTGAAGTATCAACTAAAATACAATCTGGTAATGTAACTGCATCTGTTTCAGATGAAGATGGGTTTGTTGTAACATCGGAAGCTAGTGGTTCTACATTCACTGGTAGTTTAAGATTAAGTAGCGGTAGTATATTTAGTGGTAGTGGTGCGGAGTTATTTGATATACCTCGTTCAGCACTTACTGAGGATGCTCTTATTACAAATAATATTAGAAGTGGTTCAGTAACCGCATCAGTTTCTCCAAACTTTGGATTAGTTGTAGAATCAGAATTAAGTGGTTCTACTTTTACAGGTTCTGTATTTTTAAGTAGTGGTTCATTCTTTAGTGGTAGTGGTGAAAAATTATTTAATATACCAAGAACTGCATTAACGGATGATGCACTTATTTCAAACTTAATATCTACTGGTTCAGTAACCGCATCGGTTTCAACTGATGGTTTCTTTAGAGTACAATCAACAGGTTCAGTAACAACTGAATTAAGTGGTTCGGTATTTGTTAGTGGAGCAGTTCAATTAAATAGTGGTTCAAAATATAGTGGTAGTGGTGAGGATTTATTTGATATACCATTCTCAGCACTTTCTAATGATGCACAAGAAGCAATTGAAGCTTTAGTAACAAGAGAAGCTGTATTTATAGCAAGTGGTAGTGTAACTGCATCAACTGAAGATAGTGTATTTAAAGTAACTTCTGATGAAAGTGGTTCTATCTTTATAGGAGATATTGAAATACCATCTGGAAGTGGATTCTTTAGTGGTAGTGGTGAAGGATTATTTAACATCCCTCGTTCAGCTTTAGTTGAAGATGCGTTATTATCGAACTTAATTACAACTGGTTCGGTAAGTGCTTCCGTTTCAACTGAAGGTATATTTAAAGTATTTGGAACTGGTTCTATAAAATCAGAATTTAGTGGAAGTGTTTCTATATCAGAATCATTAGATGTTCCAAAAATCATAGCTGATGAATTCACTGGGTCATTAAGTGGTTCTGTAGCTGGAGATGGTTCACAACTTAATAACATTCCCCAATCAGCACTTTCTGAAGATGCTACACGAATAGCAAGTGGTTCAGCAACCGCATCTATTTCACCTAATTTAGGATTTGTAGTAAATACATCATCTTCTATTGAAGGAGATTTATCAGTTAGTGGTAGAATAACAGCTGAAGAAATTTTTGTAAACTTTATTTCATCATCCATAGTAATATCTACTGGCTCAAACATATTTGGTGATGATTCAAATACTGATACTCAAAAATTATTTGGTGAAACTCAAATATTTGGGAATGTAACGGCAAGTGCGAAGATATCATCCAGTGGATTCGTTGGTGATGGTTCAGAACTATTTAACATACCACAATCGGCACTTTCGGAAGATGCACCATTAATATCAAGTGGTTCAGTAACGGCATCAGTTTCTCCAAATTTTGGATTTGTAGTAGAATCTACTGAGAGTGGTTCAACATTTAGTGGTTCTATACAAATTAGTGGAAGTGTAACACTTACATCGGGTTCATCTTTTAGTGGTAGTGGTGAAAACTTATTTAATATCCCACAATCGGCACTTTCAGAAGATTCTCCAAGAATATCAAGTGGTTCAGTTAGTGCTTCTATTTCTCCAAATTTAGGATTGATTGTAAATACATCTGCATCTATCGATGGTGATATCGATGTAAGTGGAGTTGTATCAGCATCTATCTTTAGTGGTAGTGGTGAATCATTATTCAATATTCCATTATCAGCAATTACTGAAGAAGCATTTAGAATTGTTAGTGGTTCGGTAACTGCATCGGTTGACCCTAATAGAGGATTTGAAGTAAATTCAACTGGTAGGTTCGATGATAGTATAACTACAAGTGGTAGTTTAATAGTATCAGCATCAACTTCTTGGGGACCTGATAATTTAGAAAAAATTGTAAAAGTTATTGGAACTGATGATGGTAACAAATATGAAATAGATGGAAAGAGACAACCATTACTTTATTTGGTAAGTGGTAGTACATACACATTCAATCAATCAGATTCTACAAACGCTACACATGAAATAAGATTTTCAACAACTGATAATGGTACACACGCTGGTGGTGTTCCATTTACTGGTAGTGTAGATACTGGTAGTATATCTGCTGGTACAAATGGTTCACAAGTTACAATAGCAATAAACTTTAATACACCTGATACATTATACTATTATTGTTTGAATCACTCTGGTATGGGTGGGGAAATCAGAAAAGTACTTAGTTATCCAATTAGTGAAACTATAATAAATGATACAGTTGTTGTAACTGGTTCAATTTTCACAAGTGGTTCAATAACAACAACTGGTGATATTGATACAAATATTGTTAGAGGTACTCAATTTAGTGGTTCATTTAGTGGTAGTGGTAGAGATTTATTTGATATACCTCTTTCAGCATTAGCAGAAGATGTAGAAGAGTTATCATTTATCGCAAGTGGTAGTGTAACCGCATCAACAGATCCTGAATTTGGATTCAAAGTAAATACAACATCATCTATTGAAGGTGATTTAAATGTAACGGGTGGATTATATGTATCTACTTCGGTAATTGAATTAGAAACTCTTCCAATTACTCAATCAGTAACTATTGGGCAGAACGGATTTGCAATAAATGGTAATTTAAAGCAACCATTAAAATTCTTAAATGGACTTACATATCACTTTGATATATCAGATTCTTCTAACGCAAATAATCCAATAAAATTATCTCAAACGGTAGATGGTTCCCATAACACTGGTACTCAATATACAACTGGTGTAACAACAAATGGAACTGCTGGTAATAGTGGTGCATTTTTAAAATTAGAAGTTACTGATAATACACCAAAAAGATTATATTATTTTTCAACTCCATCAGCATCTTATGGTTCTTCTATAAAAATATTAGAAGAAGTTCCAACAATTTCACAAAATATTATAAATGGTAATACTGAAATAACTGGAACATTAGATGTAAGTAGTATTTCATCTGCAGAAAAAATATCATCACCATTTATAACATCATCTTATTTAACTTCATCGGTTATAGATTTTGTTACTGGTGAAAACACATTCCCATCTCAACCAGGTAGATTAAAGTGGAATGAAACCGATGGTACTTTGGATTTAGGAATGAGTGGAGGTTCTGCTTCATTACAAATCGGACAGGAATTATATTATCCAAAGGTAGTAAATAAAGCTGGTGAAAATCTAATCAATGGTACATTGGTAATGGTTGACCCAAACAATCCATCACAAGGTCAAAGAATTAGAGTTATTAAATCTATCTCAGATGGTACTTATGATTCTGATTTATTAATTGGTGTACTAACCGAAAATATAGATAATAATCAAGAAGGATTTGCTACTTGGTTTGGTATGGTTAGGGATGTAAAGGTAGACTTATTAGAAGATGCTGGGTTAAAATATACTGGTTCAACTTGGAGTGAGGGAGATATACTATATCCAGACCCACAAAGGGCTGGTGGTATGACAAATGTAAAACCTGAAGCACCTAATTTAAAATCAACAATAGCACTTGTTGAAAGAGTAAATGGTGATAACATACAACTTTTAGTAAGACCACAATTAGGTAATCACTTAGAAGATTTACATGATGTACAAATAGTATCGGCATCTAATAATGATATTATAGTATTTTCATCATCATCAAATAGGTTTGAAAATAGAAGTGATAATTTAGTACTAAGTGGTTCATTTAGTGGTTCATATACTGGTGTTTATTTCGGAGATGGTTCAAACTTAGAAAATGTACAAGCGGCAGCTGCACCTCTTATCTCAAGTGGTTCTGCAACGGCATCGGTTGCAAGTGGTGATACGTTTGTAGTAACTGCACCCCAAAGTGGTTCAGAATTTACTGGTTCTATTGTAACATCTGGTTCAATAACTGTTGGTGGTGGTGGTAGATTTGTTGGTGATGGTAGTGGTTTAACTGATATCGATATAGCTAATTTAGCACTTACATTAAACGTATTAGAAAGTGGTTCAGCAACGGCATCGTTAGATGAAACTGAATTTAAAGTATTTAATAACAATATAAGTACAAGTGTAGATTCATCTTTTAGTGGTTCGGTTAATATATCGGAATCATTAGATGTAGGTGGAATTATTACTGGTGATGGTAGTGGAATTACAAACATTGATATTGCTAACTTAGCAATTGATTCATCAAAAATATTTACTGGTTCGGTAACTGCATCAGTTGACCCATTAGGTTTCTTTAGAGTAGAAAACTTAGACCCAACACTTAGGTCTGGTTCAGTTAAAGTAGAAATTAGTGGTTCATTAGAAGTTTCTCAATCAATAACAGCATCTCTATATCGTGGTGATGGTGGTGGATTATTTAATATTCCATTAGATGCGATTGAAGATTTAGAATTAGATAGAATAGTATCGGGTTCAGCAACTGCATCAATTTCACCAAATAAAGGATTTTTTGCTAATACACAAATTAGTGGTACATTATTCGTTGGTGATGGTGGTGGATTATTTAATATACCAGCTGATGCATTACAAGATTTACAATTACCATTAATCATTAGTGGTGGTGTAAGTGCTTCTGTTGAACCAAATGAAGGATTTAGAGTTTTCTCACCAACATATGGTTCTAAATTTACTGGTTCACTTAATATTAGTGGAAGTGTAACTATACCATCTGGAAGTGGATTCTTTAGTGGTAGTGGTGAAGGATTATTTAATATACCAGCTGATGCTATTGTTGGATTAGACCAAAGTAGAATTCTTAGTGGTTCAGTAACTGCATCTACGAATCCTGATGATGGGTTTGTAGTAACATCGATTGCTAGTGGTTCAACATTCTTCGGAGAAGTTAATTTCCAAAATGATGTAAGTGCATCTAAGATAACTGTAACTGATGAAATATTCTCACCAAGAATTACATCATCATTTGTAGGTTCATATCAGGGTGAAAATGTTGGTATAGATGTACCTGATGATTTAGATATTTTAGTATTTGATGCAGCTGCAAATAAATTTAGACCTGTAACACAATTTGGTGATACTGCTGTATTCCCATTCTCAGATGTAACTCAGGTAACATTCCAACACAATTTTGCTATTGATTATCCAGTAGTTCAAATTTATGAAACTGGTTCAAATGGACAGATTATTCCACAAGCAATCGAATCAATTGATAGTTCATCGGTTAGAGTAACATTTAGTGGATTAACAAGTGGACAAGCAGTAATTGGTACTGGTGGTAGATTAGCAGGATTTGTAGAAGGTGATGATGTGGTAGGTTTAGTTAATTCAGCATCTTATGCATTATTTGCAGAAAACGCTGGAACGGCATCATCATTAGTAGGATTTGATTCAGCATCACTTGCTGAGTTAGGTAACTTATCTCAATATATAAAGAATAACCAAACTGCATCTATGACAGTTCTTTCAGCATCATATGCTGAAACTGCTTCATTCGCAGTAAACGCTGGTGATTTTAATACTGATAATTTTGTAAGAACTGACCAAACGGCATCGATGACTGTACTTTCAGCATCATACGCTGAATCAGCATCTTATGCTATAAACGCTGTATCTGCTGAAGATTATGTAAGAAATAATCAAACCGCATCGATGACTGTACTTTCAGCATCTTATGCGGCAACTGCTTCATTCGCTCTAAATGCTGGTGATTTTGTAGGAGAAAATTTCTTACCAAATAATGGTACTGGTTCATTTGTTGGAAGATTTGAAGTAAGTGGTAGTTTAGTAGTAACGGGAAGTACTGAGTTAATAGGATTAGAAACAGGTAGTTCAGATACAGTATTAGTAATAAATGAAACTACAAATAGAATAGAAAAAAGAGATGTAACTGCAGTTAGTGGTACTTCTGGAACTGGTGGTACTTCTGGGACTGGTGGTTCATCTGGAAGTAGTGGTTCAGCAGGTACATCAGGTACTTCTGGTACAAGTGGTTCATCTGGTTCAGCTGGAACGAGTGGAACGAGTGGAACTTCAGGTTCATCTGGGACTTCTGGAAGTAGTGGAACAAGCGGTACAACTGGAACGAGTGGAACTTCAGGTACATCTGGTTCATCAGGTTCAGCTGGTACATCTGGTACGAGTGGAAGTAGTGGAACATCTGGTACAAGCGGAAGTAGTGGTACGAGTGGAAGTAGTGGTTCAAGTGGTACATCTGGTAGTGGAGGTTCTTCTGGTTCAAGTGGAACGTCTGGAACATCTGGTTCAGCTGGTTCTTCAGGTTCTTCAGGTTCTTCTGGAACGAGTGGAACGAGTGGAACATCCGGTTCATCAGGTAGTGGTGGAACTTCTGGAACAAGTGGAACATCGGGTTCATCTGGTAGAGAAGGTGGAAGATTATTTGTTGTAGAAAATGCTGGATTTGCTTATAGTTTTTCTGGATATACTGGAGATTTCCCAACAATTACATTAGTAAGGGGAGAACTTTTCTATTTCGATGTAAGTGATGTTGCTTCATCTCATCCATTTGCACTAAGATTATCAGATGGAAATACAAACACAGTTCCGGGCACAACAAACAATGACCCAACAAATGGAAATCATTCAACATCAGTATTAGTAAAATATAGAGTACCGGAGGATGCACCTGATAGTATAGTTTATCAATGTGCTTCACACTCCTCAATGATTGGTACTATTCAAATAGTAGATAAGTACGGAACTTCTGGAACTTCTGGAACATCAGGTTCTTCTGGTTCATCTGGAACTGGAGGTTCATCAGGTTCTTCTGGTTCATCTGGTTCAAGCGGAACTTCAGGTTCTTCTGGAACAAGCGGAAGTAGTGGTTCTTCTGGTAGTGGAGGTACATCAGGTTCTTCTGGTTCAAGTGGAAGTAGTGGAAGTAGTGGTTCTTCTGGTACATCGGGTTCTTCTGGAACGAGTGGTACATCTGGAACAAGTGGAAGTAGTGGTTCTTCGGGTAGTTCTGGTTCAAGCGGAAGCAGTGGTTCTTCTGGTTCAAGTGGAACAAGTGGAGCAGATGGTGAAGAAGGTTCATCAGGTTCAGCTGGTACTTCTGGTACGAGTGGTAGTAGTGGTAGTAGTGGTTCAACTGGTACAAATGGTACAAGTGGAACTTCTGGTACAAGCGGAACAAGTGGAGAAAGAGGTAGTAGTGGTTCAGCTGGTACTTCGGGTACTTCTGGTACAAACGGAACATCAGGTTCATCTGGTACAAGTGGAAGTAGTGGTACTTCGGGCACAAGTGGAACAAGTGGAACAAGCGGAACTTCTGGAACAAGTGGTACGTCTGGTAGTGGTGGAACCGCTGGTACTTCTGGTTCGAGTGGAACAACTGGAACCTCAGGTTCATCTGGAACTTCTGGTTCATCGGGTACTTCTGGAACAAGTGGTACAAACGGAACTTCAGGTTCAAGCGGAACTTCGGGTTCTTCTGGGACAAGTGGAACATCAGGTTCAACTGGAACGAGTGGAACTTCTGGAACAAGTGGTACAAATGGAACTTCAGGTTCAGCAGGAACAAGTGGTTCAGCGGGTACATCAGGTACATCCGCAGAGGGAAGTAGTGGTACTTCTGGAACAAGTGGAAGTAGTGGAACTTCAGGTTCATCTGGAACAACTGGAACAAGTGGTACATCAGCTGAAGGAAGTAGTGGAACTGCTGGTACATCTGGAACAAGTGGAAGTAGTGGAACTTCTGGAACAAGTGGAACATCAGGTTCGTCTGGTACATCAGCGGAAGGAAGTAGTGGTACATCAGGAACAAGCGGAAGTAGTGGTTCAGCAGGAACAAGTGGTACAACTGGTACATCAGGTACATCAGCAGAAGGAAGTAGTGGTAGTAGTGGTACAAGTGGTACTAATGGTACATCAGGTTCAAGTGGAACTTCGGGCTCTTCTGGAACAACTGGTGAAGATGGTGAAGATGGTACAAGTGGTAGTTCTGGTAGTAGTGGACAAGATGGTACGTTCTTTGGTTCATCAGGTTCGTCTGGAACGAGTGGTTCAACTGGTACTGCTGGTTCATCTGGTATTAATGGTGTAGATGGTACTGATGGTACATCAGGTACAACTGGTAGAGATGGAACTTTCTTCGGAAGTTCTGGTACGAGTGGTACAAGCGGAAGTAGTGGAAGTAGTGGTTCTGCTGGAACTTCAGGTTCAGCAGGAAGTTCTGGAACAAGTGGAACAAGTGGAACAAGCGGACAAGATGGAACTTTCTTCGGTAGTAGTGGTACATCGGGTACATCAGGTGAAACTGGTACATCTGGTACAAGTGGATTAGGTTCTTCTGGTACATCTGGAACTTCAGGTGTTGATGGAACATTCTTCGGAAGTAGTGGTACTTCTGGTGAAACTGGAACCTCAGGTACTTCTGGAGCTGGAACGAGTGGAACTTCGGGTTCTTCTGGAACAAGTGGAACAAGTGGGCAGGATGGAACATTCTTTGGTAGTAGTGGTACAACAGGTACTTCTGGTACATCTGGAGCTGGAACATCTGGAACATCTGGTTCAAGCGGAACTTCTGGTACGTCTGGTGTTGATGGAACTTTCTTTGGTAGTAGTGGTAGTTCTGGTACTGATGGTACATCTGGAACAAGTGGATTAGGTACTGATGGTACGAGTGGTCAAAGTGGTTCTTCAGGAACTACTGGAACAGGTGGTTCTTCTGGTACTGGTGGTACTTCTGGACAAGATGGAACATTCTTTGGAAGTAGTGGTACATCTGGTACTAATGGAACGAGTGGTTCATCAGGTACGAGTGGTTTAAGTGGAACTTCTGGTACTTCAGGTACATCTGGATTAGATGGTACATTCTTCGGAAGTTCTGGTACAAGTGGTTCTGATGGTACTTCGGGTCAAACAGGTTCATCTGGTACGAGTGGTGTAAGTGGTTCTGCTGGTACGAGTGGTGTAAGTGGTACATCAGGTCAAGATGGTACTTTATTTGGAAGTAGTGGTAGTAGTGGTACGAGCGGAAGTAGTGGTTCAACTGGTACTGCTGGTTCAAGTGGTGTAAGTGGAACTGCTGGAACATCTGGTTTAGATGGTACTTTATTCGGTTCATCAGGTTCATCTGGTACATCTGGAAGTAGTGGTTCAACAGGAACTGCAGGTTCTTCTGGTTCAAGTGGTTCAAGTGGAACCGCTGGTACTTCTGGACAAGATGGTACTTTATTTGGCTCATCGGGTTCATCTGGAACATCTGGTTCGAGTGGAAGTAGTGGAACATCCGGTGTAGGTGGTTCAAATGGTTCATCGGGTACATCTGGTTTAGATGGTACTTTATTTGGAAGTAGTGGTAGTAGTGGTGTAAGTGGAACAAGTGGAAGTTCTGGTACATCAGGTGAAACTGGTTCATCGGGTTCATCAGGTTCTTCTGGTTCAAGTGGATTATTAAATGTAGCAAATGATGGAGCAGATAGAGTTCTTACTATGGATGGTGATGGAACTGGAACTGCACAATCAAACCTAACATTTGATGGAGCTGATTTAGATGTAACTGGAAATGTACAAATAAGTGGTGAATTAGATGTAGATGGTGATTTTCTGGGAGCTACAACATTCTCTACAAGGTTCCACGAGAATTATAATAACATAGGAAATTCAACTGGTGGTACAACGATAGATTTATCAACGGCTAATAATTTTAGAATTGATAGAATAGGTAGTATAACAATCGCTCTTTCAAACGCACCATCAGCCCCTCGTGCAATTGGATTTACATTATTGTTAGAGGATAGTAGTGGTGGTACGGCAACTGTAAGTTGGCCAGCATCAATACAATGGGCAAATGGAGCAGCACCAACACTAACGGCTGGTGGAAAAGATATATTAGTATTCTATACTTATGATGGGGGGAGTACTTATTATGGATTCCTAAGTGCCAACAACATAAGTTAATGAGTTATGAATTATGAGTATAGCAAGAAGATTATTATCAATAGAAGCAGGACAAGTGAGACCTTTTAAATTTACAATACAAACAACATCAACAAATACTCAATTTGAGTTACCTATTACTGCGCCAGGTGGAAAACAACCTAATATAACAGTAAGTTGGGGTGATGGTAGTAGTGATTCTATAATTACATCAACAACATCATCTGATAGATTTCATACATATTCAACTGCTGGTAGTTATCAAATTATAGTTAGTGGATATTGTCCGGGTTTTAGTGTTGGTAATAACACATCATACAAAAACTTATACAAATCAGTTGATGATTGGGGAGTAGTTCAGTTTGAAGAAATTGATTTTTATGGATGTATTAATTTAACAACTATACCAGCGGATGGTTCTAATAACGCAACATTAAATGATGGATTAAATACTGTATTAAGATTTAACTCTACATTTAGACAAACTGGTATTACAATAATACCCAATGGTTTATTTGATTATTCAACAAATGTAACTTCATTCGTTAACACATTCGTATTTTGTCAAGGATTAACAGCAATACCATCTGGTTTGTTTGATAACAATACAAATGTAACATCATTTTCGGGTACATTTAACGCATTGTTAAATTTAACAACAATACCAACAAATTTGTTTGATAATAACGCATTAGTAGTAAACTTTGAATCAGTATTTAGAAACTGTAGAAAGGTGGCTGGAATTCCAAGTCAGTTTTTTACTAATAACCAACAAGTTACTACTTTTGCAAATGCATTTAATATGGCAACTACATCAAACTTATTAACTGGTGTAACTCCAACTGATTCAAATGGTGATGAGATTTTTGAAAGAACATCAAATCCAATTGGTACTGATTGTTTTGCTTTTTGTAGTGGTTTAACTAATTTTGGTTCAATACCAGCAACATTTAAATAAAAAGATATGTACTTAAAAGTTTCAGGTTCAACAATAATTTATCCATATTCCATTCAAATATTAAAGAATGAGAATCCTACCATTAGTTTTCCAACAACGATAAGTAATGATTTATTACAATCATACAATGTATATCCAGTTGAGTTGAAAAGTAGTGGGTACGATACTGATGATACAAAGGATGTAACTGAAGTTACACCTACTTTATCTGGTTCGGTTTATATACAAACATATGAAATAACTGATGCGGATACTGAAACAATAAACAAAAGAAAGGAAATCAAATGGTCAGAAATAAGAAGTACGAGAAATACTTTATTATCGGAGTCAGATTGGACACAATTTCAAGATTCACCAATAACAGGTTCATCACTAACCGATTGGCAAACTTACAGACAATCACTAAGAGATGTAACAACACAATCAGACCCATACGATATTACTTGGCCAAACAAACCTTCTTAGAAGTTAAAAGATATTTATTTAATATTTATATCAAAGAAAAGGTAATTATCACATGAGAATAGACCAACCCAGTTTTTCCGGTTCGATTACACAAGCTCCATCGGCATATGCTGATTTGAGTGGTTCGTTTACTGGTTCGTTTACTGGTTCACTTAGTGGTTCATTTATTGGAGATATTACTGTTCAACAAGCTGAATTTACGGATTTAGTTGTTAGACAGACATTAAATGTTGGTACGGAAAATACTGATGGTGGAATAAATATCATCAATAGTGGTTCAGTTCAAATAAGTGGTTCAATAAATGTAACAAATGGAAACGCATTTACAGTTGAAGGTGTAGATGTATTAGATTCTGCGTTGGCATTTTCAATAGCATTAGGATAAAGATATGGCAAATGTATTTAAAAATAGTATAAAAGGACCTGCAGGAACAGGTGGTTTAGGTGTTTACACAACACCAGCTGCTACAGCAACTACTGTTATTGGTGTAAATGTAGCTAATATTATATCTACAAATATTTATGTAGATGTACAAATAACTGATAGTTCTGCTGGAGTTACTAAATATTTAGTAAAAGGAGCAGTTATACCAAATGGTTCATCGGCAGTTTTAGTTGGTGGTGACCAAAAAGTAGTTTTAGAAGCAAGTGATTCGATAACTGTAACATCAAATGTTGATAATTCAGCAGATGTTATTTTATCAGTATTAGAGATATCATAAATAGAGGTTAATGGAATACGGAGGAAAGAACCCAAACGGAATCAATCAGGTCAGTCAAAGTTTACTTTCGATTGATGTTCAAGGTGTAGAACAATTAAACATATCAACCTCATCGGTTGATATTAATACGTCTTTGAATGTTGAAAGCGGAATAACTGCATCATCATTTACTGGTTCTTTTACTGGTTCATTCAAAGGAGATGGTTCTCAATTAGAAAGTATTCCAACTACTGCACTTACTGGTGATATTGGTAGAATAGCTGAAGGTTCAGCAACCGCATCAGTTTTAAATGGTACTTCATTCGAAGTAAATGTACCTACAAACATAGATGGTAATGTAACATCAACTGGAGATATTGATATTGAAGGTGAAATGTCAGCATCGATATATAGAGGTGATGGTGGTGGATTATACAACATCCCAGCTGATGCATTAGGTGATATAGATAGATTAAAATCAGGTTCAGTAGAAGCTATAATTTCACCTGATGGTGGTTTAAGAGTAGAAGCTGGTGTAACTGTAAGGGATTATCTTATCGTAACTGGTAGTAGTATATTCAAAGCAACTGCACAAGTAGGAACCGATTTAACAGTAACAGGTTCAGCAGATATACAAAACAATTTAACTATTGGTAATAATTTATCAGTAGCGGGAAGAATAACTTCTCAAGAATTATTAACAACATTTATTTCATCATCAGTAATTTACGCATCGGGTTCGAATGTGTTTGGTGATGAATCAACCGATACACACCAATTTACAGGTTCAGTATTAATTAAAGATTCGGTAGTAATTCCAGTCTTTAATTCAGCACCTTCTGGTGGTGTAGTTGGACAATTATATTATAACACTTCAGATACTAACATTTATCGTTATACTGCTGGTGGATGGGAACCTGCAGCTGGTACTGCTGGTACATCGGGTACAAGTGGTACTTCCGGTAGTGGAGGTACATCTGGTTCTTCAGGTTCAAGTGGAACTGCTGGAACTGGAGGAACTTCTGGTTCTTCAGGTACTTCTGGTTCTGGAGGGACAAGTGGTTCTGGTGGTAGTTCTGGTACTGATGGTTCTGAAGGAACCTCAGGTAGTGGTGGAACAAGTGGTTCTGGTGGAACAAGTGGTTCTGGTGGAACATCAGGTTCTTCTGGTACATCTGGAAGTGGTGGAACAAGTGGAAGTGGTGGAACTTCTGGTTCTGGAGGAACAAGCGGAAGTGGTGGAACAAGCGGAAGTGGAGGAAGTAGTGGTTCTGGTGGAACCTCTGGTTCAAGTGGTTCATCTGGTTCATCAGGTAACGATGGAGCTGATGGTGTTGATGGTGCTGATGGTGATGATGGTACATCTGGTGTAGATGGTACTGATGGTACATCAGGAAGTGGAGGAACTTCTGGTTCAAGTGGTACATCTGGTTCATCTGGTTCTTCAGGTGAAGATGGTGCTGCTGGTGAAGGTGGTACACCTGGTACTTCTGGTAGTGGAGGAACTTCTGGTTCAAGTGGTTCATCTGGTTCATCCGGCTCAAGTGGTACATCTGGTGAAGATGGAACATCGGGTTCATCTGGTTCATCTGGTACATCTGGAAGTAGTGGTACATCTGGTAGAGATGGTGCTGCTGGTGAGGGTGGTACGCCGGGTACATCTGGTTCATCGGGTTCAAGTGGAACGAGTGGTAGTGGAGGAACATCAGGTTCTTCTGGTTCATCGGGTTCAAGTGGAAGTTCTGGAACAAGTGGTAGTGGTGGTTCATCAGGTACTGCAGGTAGTGGAGGTTCATCAGGTACAAGTGGAGCAACTGGTGCTGATGGAGAACAAGGTGTAGATGGAGATGATGGAACATCAGGTTCTTCTGGTTCAAGTGGAACAAGTGGAAGTGGTGGAACATCAGGAAGTGGAGGTTCATCTGGTTCATCTGGTACATCAGGTAGTGGAGGAACGAGTGGTTCAGCTGGAAGTAGTGGAACTTCTGGAACTGGGGGAAGTGGAGGAACATCAGGTTCTTCTGGTTCATCTGGTACTGCTGGTAGTGGTGGTACATCTGGTTCAAGTGGAAGTAGTGGAACTTCAGGTAGTGGAGGTACATCCGGCTCTGGAGGAACAAGTGGTTCTGGGGGTACAAGTGGTTCTGGAGGAACATCAGGTTCTTCTGGTTCTAGTGGTACTTCTGGTAGTGGAGGTTCTTCTGGTTTATTAGCATTAACTGGTACTACTAATAATGGTGTAATTACACTTAATGGCTCAGCACCAAACGGAACTGTTGAAAGTAATCTTACTTTTGATGGAACAACTCTAAACATAACAGGTAATCTGAATGTAACAGGTACTCAAACAATTGTGAATACCGAAACTATTCAGTTAGCAGATA